ACCTTCAATGTCGAGCGTGGTGAAGCCTTTGTTGATCAGGCTCAGCTGCTTGGTCACGCCTTGGCTCACGCGCCACATGTCGACCACGTTGGGCTTGCCGCTTTCCACCTCATTCAAACCGGCGAAGCGGATGTACAGCTCGGGCGTGGCAGCGGTGAGCGCTTCCACCACCACCTGGTCGGCGTGGCTGTAGCTCACCCACAGATTGTCGGCCGCCACAATGCCGGGCGCAGCGGGCAACAGCCAAATGCCTTCGGGGCGCAGCTCGTAATTGCCGGCCTCGGGCACCGTGGTGGCGCCAACGAGGGTGGCGCCTTTCTTCACCACCAAGGCGGTCACGCCGCTGTGGGGCAGCGGGATCAGCGAGCCCAGGCTGGCGGTGTAAGGCGCATCCACCACCGTGCCCGCGTCTTGCGGCACCACGGTGGCGCGCAGGGCACGCGCGAGGTTCACCACGTTCAGGTCGGCCAATTTGGCCTTGAACATCACGCCGGTGATGCGGCGCAGTTCGGAATGTGTGCCGCCGCCCATGGCGGTCATGTCTTCTTGCTTCTCCACGCTTTCGGTCTGCTCGGTGCTGGCCTCCAGCACGTTGCCCATGGGCAGCAGCACGGTGCTGCCGAACACGGCGGCGTAGAACTGGCCCACGCGGGCAACGGGGCGGTAGGTGCGTTTGATGATGTCGGTAGCGGGCATGGTGGGGTTCAGTCCTGGTTGAGTGGGGGTTTGCGGAAATGGGTCACGGCGTTGATGGCCGTGGGGAAATAGGTGTGTGGCGCGCTGTAGCTGGGCGCGGGGGGCGACACCAGCGTGAGCGTGTCGGCGGCACCTTCGACCACGGCACCGGCCAGCGCCAGCGCCACGGTGGCGGCGAGCTGGCCGGCGTTTTGTCGGCCGGCCGCACCGCTCTTCACCTGCGCGGCGTTTTTGACCACGGCGACTGCGTACCAGGTGTGTTGCAAGCGCCAGGCGGTGCCAATGTCTTGCTCAATGCGGTAACCGCCGTAGACCAAGTGCACCGCTGGCGTGAGCTGGCGGGCCTCGGCCACGTCGCCCAGATCGGCGGCGGTCAGCACATGCACCGCTGGGCTCATGCCGGCCACGGCTGTTTTGAGCAGCGCCACCAGGCGCGGCTCCAGCGCCATGAAGTCGGCCGCTTCGCGCTCGGTCATGCCTGCTGTGCTCATTTACCGATACCCCGCCAGGTCGCTGTCGCTCATGCTGCGCGGGCTGAAGCCGTGGAACACCTCGGCGGTGCCGGGCTCGGTGCCTTGCACCAGGGCACCCGGCAAGCCACCCCAAGGGCAGCTGAGCGTGGCCTTGCCCTCGCCAATCGCCTCCAGCTCTTTGGTGGCAGCCTTGTAGCGCAGGTACACCTCGCTCTCGGGGGCGAAGTCGCGCCACAGGTAGTAGCGCGCCACGTCGGCCACGATGCGGCTGAGCTGGGGCGGTGCCACCAGGGCGGTGGCTTGCGGGTCGCCCACCGTGGGCGCGGGCTTCACGCAACCGGTCAAGGGCAGGCGGTAGACCCGGCCCACAAAGCTGTCGGCGTAGGCCTGCGCGTCTTCAATCGCCCGCTGCACCTTCGCCGTTTGCACAGTCTGCAAATCGGGGTCGGTGAGCTGGACCATCTCGGGCTCGCCGAAGCGGTCGATCAGGTCTTGTGGGCTGGCGTAGTTCATGGGCCGGTGGCTTGGCTGGGTGCTGCGGTGGGATCAGCCGCTTACGGGTGGGTGTGCTGCAGCAGCTGCACTTCGATCAGCTGGCCGGTGGCAATGGCTGCACCCAGGGCGCGGCCGCAGTGGTCGGCGAGCGTGCCCGCGATGGCGCGGCCCGTGGCGTCTGACTTCACGAGCGCGCCGAATGCGATGGCGCCGCCGGCTTCGACCAACGCGCTGTAGTCGGTCACCAGGTTCAGCGCATCGCCCACTGCGGCGTTGCTCTCGCTCACGCCCTGCACGGCTTTGGCGCCGCCCGCGTTGGTGGAATAGCCGCCATCAAAGGCGACAAAGCGGGCGTCGGCAATCGCCACCTGGGCCACGATCGTGACAGCGTGGGTTTTGTCGTACTGGCGGCCGGTGTTGTTTTGTGCGGGCATGGTTGGGTCCTGTGGTGGGCGGGGCGCTTACTTGCGCGCGGCCTTGGTGGCGGGGGCTGGGGCTTTGGCTTCGGGCTCAGCGTCTGAGGCGGTGGAGGCTTGCGCCTGCTGCACCGCCTCACGCATGGCGGCGAACTCGGCCGCAGCGGCGTCCTGCTCGCCCGCTGCTGCCTTTTCTGCGGCGGCGGTGGTAGCTGGGTTCTCAGCGGCGCCCGACGCCAGCAGCTCGCGCTGGTCGTGCTCGGGCAGGCTGGGCAGCTCTTCGCCCGGCTGGATGATGGTGCGCACCCCGTCCAGCAGGACAGCGGTGGCAACGACGGCAATGAGTTTCATGGGGGAAGTCCTTTACTTCGGATTCGTGAAGAGGAAACCGGCGGTGTTGTAGGCCACGTTCGGGCGGCGCTCGTAGGTGGCGCCGTAGATCCAGCTCTTGCTGCCGTTCTCGTAGTAAGGCGTCTCCGCGAACGGGTGGCCTTCGATCACGTTGGTGAAGCCAAAGCCCGGCTCGGCCAGGCTGATGCTGCCGGCGCTGCCACCGATGTTGGGCACATAGGCCAACACCGCGTTGTTGCCCCAAACGTCGCGGCCGGTGTCGGTCTCGTCGATCCACACCGCGTCACCCATTTCGATGTTCGCCACGCCCAAGATGCCCTTGAGCTGGTCCATCGTGGCCGGGCCCATTTGGGTGCTGGGCAGGTAGCCACGCACTTCCGCGTTGGTGATCAGCGCGGTGGCCGCGTCGGCACTGAGCGTGAGCATGTTGGGGCGCTTGCCAATCTTTTTGCGGATCGTGTCGCTGGCCGCGCGGATGTCGGTCACCGGGGTGCCGGTGGCAGCGCTCCACTTGGTGCCCCCCGCCAGCGCCAGCACGTGGCCAGCGGCGTAGCTGCCGGCCGTGCTGGCCAGCGTGGCCACTTCAATTTCGTAGTCGAGCGCCAAGATGTCGCTGGCGGTCGTCATGGCGATGCGGCTGATGTCGAGGTAGTTGCCCACGTTGAGCTTGCGGCTCTCGTCGGCTTCGCGCAGCAGCTCGCGGGGCAGCGGCACGTCAACCGCGTACTGGTCCACCGAGTAGGTGGTGCCCTCGAACTTGATGTTCACGCGCTTGGTGGCGCTGCCGGGTGCGCGGCGCAGGTTGTAGCGGCGCAGGCGCTCGTCGCCCAGCTTGGCCAGCTGCACGCTGGAGAGCGCTTGGGGCAGGCGCGGAAAGAGCTTTTCAGCCACCATCATTCCCTGCCCCATGCCCAGCAGCAGGCTGGTGAGGATCGGGTTTTGATTCAGGCGGATTTGGGCGGGGGTCATCATGGTGATGCGTCCTTGGGGTTACGTGGTTGGGGCCGAATCAGCTGGTGAAGCTGGCGGTGACGGCGCCCAGCGCCTCGGCGTAGTCCACCTTGTGCGTGCGGCTGTAGGCGCGCGCAGCGGTATCGATCTCGGCGTCGGTCTTGCCGCGTGCGCTGCCGGGCTGAATTTGCCCGGTGGTTTTGCCGGGTGCGAATTCGCCAAAACTCACCGCGGTGGGCGCAGCGGCCAGCAGGTCTTGGAAGAACTGCGCCGGGCTTACTTTGCGGGTGGTGTCGCCCTCGGCGAACTCGACCGGCTTGGCATCGGCCAGCGCCTCCAGCGTGGCAACAGCCATCGCCTGGTCTTTGGGCAGCAAGCGGCCAGCGGACACCTGTGCCTGGGCGAACGACACAAAACCGGCCTTGCGGTCGGCCCGGGCCTGCTCGGCAAAGCTCGCGGCGGTGGCTTCAGCCGTGGCGGCTTTCTGGATCGCCGCCGTTGCGTCGGCGGTGGCCTGGGCAGCGGTGGCGTTGGCGGCCTTCAGCTGGGCTTGCGCGTCGTCCAGTTGGGCCTGCAGTTCTTTGCTCATGTCGGTGGGTTCCTGTGGGGTTGGTTCGGGGTCGGCGGTAACGGGTTCAGAAAAAGAGACGGCGCCGCCGGCGTCGTCCTCAGAAAACGCGATGTCCTTCAGCCCGGCAATGGCCGGTGGCTGCGCACCCAGAAACGCCACATGGCGCAGGTACCACTGGCCGGGCGTTGGGTTGTTGGGGGCGTGCGGTGGGTAGAAGCTGGCGCTGCGCTTTTTGAAACGCCCGGCACTCACCATCTCGGCAAACTGCGGCTCCACCTGGTGGGGCGTGATGGCCAGCGCACCGCTGGCAGCGCGGGCCACCGACTTCACCCAGCCGTAAGCGGGCAGGTTGTCTTTGGGGTGGCCCACGGTGAGCGGGGCCTCGCGCAGCGCGGGGTTGTAGCTGGCGGCCATGCCGTCCAGATCGGCCTCGCCAAACGAATGCACCACGCCCGAGTCGTCGGTGTGGCGCCCGGCGCGGAAGATCTCAATGCCCTCGGGCAGGCCAGCAGGTGCGGCGCTCGGGGCGGGGGTTGCAGGGGTTTTCGGTGGCATGGGGGCATCGTCTGACGCCGTGCCCCCGCTGCCTCAATGGCACGCTTCAATCATTTTTGGGCAAAAAAAGGCCCGGCTCGCGCGAGGGCGGCCGGGCCTTGCTTGGCTTGCTGCTGCTGCTGGGCTCAGCCGGGCGCCGTGGCAGGCGCGCCCAAGTCCAGCTTGCCCTGGCGCAGCGCGATCTGCTCGCGCCGCCATTCCGCTTCGATCTTGCGCACCCGGTTCTCGGTCAGGCCGGTGGCGCGCGCCGCTTCTTGGTAGCTGCACCGCGCCCCCAGCATTTCAATCGCCCGCTTGGCCCGCGCCCCTGCTGCTGCGCATGCCCCCACCGGAATGTAGGGCTGCGTGCCGCCAATGTCTTGCGCAATGCCCAGCGCCAGCGCCATGGCCAGCTGGGCGAGTGCCCCCGCGTCGGCCTTGTCGCTGCCGGGTGCGGCGCGCAGGGTGACGAAATGGCTTGTGGCCAGCTCGCACCAGGTGGCTGGCCACTGCGCAGGCAGCAGCGCGGTCAATGGCGCCAGCGTGACTTGCGTCACTTCCTCCAGGTCGGGGCGGTCAAACATCTCAAACATGGTCGGTCCTTTCTTCGGCGGGGCGATCTTGCCAGTTCTTGAGCGATTCAATCAAAGTCACCAGCTGCGCGTCGCTGCACCACAGCAGCGCACTCACATGCACCGTGCGCAGCACCCAGGCATTGAGTGCAGCGGCGCTGTTGTCGCGCAGCCGGCCGTCGCGGTGCAGCTGGTGCCACAGCGCCCAAACTTTGCGCTCCTTCGGTGTGGCCTCGGCCTTCTTGTCGGCAAAGGTCTTGCGGCTGGCGAAAGCCCCGGTGCGCGCTGGCTTGGCCACCCCGGCGCGCTCAGCCAGAACCTGCAGGTGATCGCGCACGCCCTCGCGCTGCGGCTCGCTCAGGTCTTTGCTGCTGGTTTTGCCGGTCAGCTGCGCCAGCAAAGCGCGGTAGTCGTCGTCTTGCAGTTGCAGCTGGGCTTTGAGCACGTGGATGGCGGCGAGGTGGTTGGGCATGGCTTACTTCGACAACAGGCCGCTGGCGGCGTTTTCAGGGGTTGCCGCACCAATGCCCTGCCCAATCGTTTTGCAACATAGAGGGACAGGGTTCCGGCCTTCCTTGCCCGGTTGCTGGCTGGTGGCGTTGGTCGGTGGGCGAAAACCGGGCGGCTGCTTCACCTCCCAGGCCTTGCAGACCGCGTAAGCCGACACCAAAAACCCACCCTTGCGGCACTGAAAGGTTTCGGTGTGGGTCTTGGCCACGTGTTGGCAAATGCCGCAGCGCTTGCGCTGGGCCGCGCTCACAAAGCCCTGCATGCCCTTGGCGGCGTTGATCGGGCTGGTGCTCATGCTGCGCCTCCACCCAGCGACACGCAAAACACCCGCACGTTGTCTGTGTCCACCGATCGCATCGCAAACTTGCCGAGCCCTTGCTTGGCCAGCTCGGTCATCGCAGGCGAAATGGTGTTGCGGTGTTCAACGTTCACGACAAACGACTGGCCCGGCTGCATGGTGGCGAGCTTTTCTGCCCATTGATCACTGCGGCGCACACCGGCCACCTTGGTCGACACGGGGCTGTAACCCTCTTCGAAAACGAGCGTGTCCATGTTGATGGGCGGGGCCACGTTGCTGTGGCGGCGCAGCGGCACAGCCGCCGCCTTCAGCAGCGCGCCCGGGCTCAGGTCGATGCGCGCGATCTGCGGGCCAGCGCTGTACACGCTGCCGTCTCGCGCCAGCAGCCCAGCGTCCACCGCGCCTTGCAGCCGGTGCGCGAGGTTGTGGGGGTCGGTGCTCCACTTCAAGGCGATGTCGGGGGCGCTCAGCTCTTCGTCGCGCAAGCGCCCGAAGTAGGCCACCACCAGCGCGGCCAGCGAACCGGCTTGCGGCAGGTACAGCGCGGCTTGGGTTTGGGGGTTCTTGCTCATGCTGCTTGCTCCTCGGTGGCACCCTTCAGCAGCGCATCGACCAGCTTGTCGACCTCGCTGTCGGTGGGGCGGATCACCACCGCGTCGGCAGAGTCCACCACGGTGCAGCCGATCTTCTTGAGCTCGGCCACGGTGAGCTGCGCCAGCGCGTCTTTGGCTGGGGTTTCCTTGACAGCAATCAGCGTGTCGGCCACATCGGGCAGGTGGCGGCGGATCAGGCGCACCACCTGCTCGGCGTCATCGAAGGCAATGCCGCCCTTGCCCTTGGCAAAGCCGATCTTCACGCCGTGGTAAATCACGGTGCGCGGCTTCACAAACAGCGCCGGGTTGGCTTCGATGATTTGCTTGAGCTGGTCGTGGCGCTCGGCGGCGCGGGCGATGGCTCGCTTCAAAGCGGGCAGGTGGTCGCGCTTCAAGGCGTCGATGCCCTCGTTGAGCTGGGTCACGATGTCGGCCACTTTGGTGCGGGCGTCGGCATACGCCTTGGCGCGGGGTTCGATGTCAATCAGGTTGGTCATGGTGGGGTGGGGTTGGGTTGGCGGGGTAACGGGGATGGACAAACGGAAGCGGTTGGCTGAAGCGGTCAGGGGCTTCACGGCTGCTGCCCTTTCTTCAGGGCGGCCAGCAGCTCGCGGGCCTGGCTGGGCACGGGTGTGGCGCGTTGGCTTTGCGCGTCGAGTGCGGCGAGTACCGGGTTGGTGTGGACGGGTGCGGCGCCGCTCACGGTGGCCACACGCGGGCCATGGCGCTTCACCTCTTCGGCCTCGCGCTCGGCCAGCGCTTCCACCTTGTCGGCCATGCCAGCGATCACGGCATACAGATAGCCGTGCCCGGTCATGGGCAAGTCGAGCCGGCCAGCGGCGCGGGTGGCGAGCATTTGTTCAATGCCCCGGCCCCAGTTCGCCAGCGGCGCGGGCCAGTCGCGCCCCTTGTGGGTGATGGCCTCGCGCTGCAAATCGGGCAGCAGCTGCTGAATCAGCCGCACTTTCTTGCGCAAGGTGAGCCGCTGTTTCTCGGGTGTGAACAGCCCGATGTAGCGCACCACCAGGTGGGCCATGGGCACGCTGAGCGCGACCAGGCGGGCAAACGCTTGCTCGTCGTCCAAGTGGCCCAGCAGGTGCTCCAGGCTCAGCTCGCTGTTGCACACCGGGCAAGCGATGCATTCGATGGGCTTGCTCATGCGCCACCGCCCGTTAACACCACAGCCAAGTCAGGCACAGCCACAGGCGCCATGCTCTCGCCCTCGGGCGCGTAACAGCGCGCTGTGAAGCCATAGGCCCACACATCGCCGCGCATCTTGCGCACCAAATAATCTTCGGCAAACAGCCGCCCCAACAGACCGCCAATGCGGTAAGCGGCGCCCGGCTGGTGCATGGCCATCTGCAATTCGTAGGCAGTCCAGTAGCCGCCTTGATCGCGCACGAAGCGCCACACCACCAGCTCCGCCGGCTTGAACGCTTGCGAGAAAAAAGGCGCTGTGTAATCGACTTGCAACGCCTTCATGCCGTCATCTCCACCACCAAGCCCACCAGCAGCGCGACCAGGCCAGAAATAGCCGCCAGCAACACACCCACCTCGGCCCAGCGCTTGAGTTCGCGGCGCTGCGCCGCCGTGCCCAAAAAAGGGGCGCGGTAGCCCTCCACCACGCCGGGTGCGAAGCTGTAGCGCGGTTGCGGCCCGGTGGCCACGCGCTCGGTCATGCGCGCTGTGTCGTGGCTCGCGAGGCAGCCACCGCAAGCGGGAAAGCGCTGCTGGCACACGCCCAGGGCGTCGCAGCTGCGCTGCTGGGCGGTTGGGGCGGCTGGGGGCTCGCCCATGCCGCAGGTGCATTGTCCAAATTCGTTGCAGCAATTCATGCGGCGCTCCTGGTGTTGGTTGTGTGGGTGGGGTTGGTGGTGATGTGGATCACGCTGATGCCGGTGGCCTCGGGCCAGTCGGCCTGCGCCTGGGTTGCAGCTTCGAAGCCGCTGGCAAACAAGCCGGTGAACGCAAAGCGCGGGCGACCGGGCAGGGAAACCTTGATGCGGAAGATGGCCATGGCTTCAGCACCCCGCGATCACTTGCGCATCGACCTTGGGGTAACCCACCGCAG